CCTTGCGTTTGCGGCGATGTTCTTTCCGTCTTTTGTCCTGGAGTACACGTACAGCAGGTACCATATAGTTACCCCTCCGGTAAGCTCTGGAGGCACAGGCGGCACGTTCAATGGTGGCGCCGTAACGTTGGGACCTAATATCTGGACCCGCACATGGACCGACTCTGTATCGGTTACGCTTGTTTACCAGCTAGATTATATAGGCCTGGACAATTGGATAAGAGTATTTGATACCGTAACCGGTGAGTTTGCGGTAGATGTAGAAAACTCCAACATAGGCATACTGTACAGCTCTGCCATCAAGACTATCAATGACCGGCTTTTAGTGGCCAGGCAATCCAGGGCTTTTAACGTAGCCGAAAGACTTGAACGGGAACGTAACGATATTTCATATTACGTAGGATTGTACCAGATGCTGGAAAGGTCAGGATCGGATACGTTATATGCACTTAACGGAATCACGGCCATCATCCAGTACGAAGGAATACCTCTGGAAATAGGTGTTGCTTCAGAAGAAATAATCCCAACATCTGGGTCGGGCGCCGGCGGAGGCGATATATATGTTGGATCTGTATGGTTTAGCGGTGCAGTAAACCCGGCTCCGTCAACTGGGGCTAATGGAGACTATTATCTCCAAACTGTATCGTATGATATTTACAAGAAAGTAAATGGGGTGTGGGTCCCGTTAATGAACATAAAAGGGGATACTGGATTAAAAGGTCCAACCGGTCCAACCGGTCCAACCGGTCCAACAGGACCAACCGGGCCTATGGGTCCAACCGGAAGTGCCGGATCTGATGGCGCTACTGGCGGAACAGGCGGAACAGGAGATCCAGGCATAGTGTTCATCGCCGACCCTCCTTCTTTAATAGTCCCATGTGTTGCCAGTGGAGTCGTTAAATCGTATCCCCAATCGGTTATAAGGCTTTTTTACGGCGGGGTAGAACAAAACATAAGTGGATCCACGTTGGATATACTCACATATAGCTGTACGGTTTCGCAAGCTCCAGAGACTGTCGGTACCGCCAGAGGCATAGTTGTCACCGTCACTGGGATAACCGCACCTACGGCTCAGATAACAGCAGGTTTGACTATTTTCGGGTATACGAGACAGGTCAAGATCACGCTAGTAAAAGTATTGGACGGGCTTACTGGGGCTGATGGCGCAAAGGGCGCTACTGGAGATGCGGGAGTGGCTGGACCAACAGGCGCTGCAGGCCCAACCGGTTTATCAGGAGTTGATGGCATAACGGGCCCAACCGGGCCAAGAGGAGTAACCGGACCTGCCGGAATAGGCGTGACCGGTCCCACAGGAGCAGATGGAGCAGCTGGTGATAAATACTATGCTAATTCGGCACGGTCACAAACCATACCTGTCACCCCTACCGCCATTTCTTTTACCGATGTTTCTCCTGGATTAGCATATAGCCCCGGCCAATCCGTTATCGTGGCGTACGATGCTACTAATTACTTCATAGCTACCGTAACGGCATATTCTGGGACTACGTTGTCCGTATTGTCGTCATCATATGTGGGATCAGGAACTTATACCTCCTGGAAAATAAACATGAATGGGAACGCCGGACCTATAGGACCTACCGGTCCTGCTGGAGCCACGGGTGCTTCTGGACCTGTTGGGGCTACGGGTCCGACAGGTGCGGTTGGAGCAACGGGCGCTGCTGGTGCTACCGGAACTATAGGCGCAACAGGACCTGCAGGCCCGACAGGAGCAGCTGGACCTACTGGGGCAGCAGGCGCAGTTGGAGCTACTGGTCCTACCGGTCCTACTGCTATTGGCCCAACAGGGGCTACCGGACCAACCGGAGCAGTTGGCGCTACAGGCCCTATCGGAGCTACGGGTGCAGTTGGAGCCACAGGTGCAGTTGGAGCCACAGGGGTCGCAGGCCCAACAGGTACCGCAGGTCCAACAGGTGCCGCAGGTCCAACAGGCGGTATCGGTAACACGGGCCCAGCTGGTATGACCGGTGCCGCCGGTGCAACAGGCCCAACTGGGGCAACCGGAGCGATGCCTGTCCCGCTATCTGGATCTGGTACCCCCGTAGACAGTATCACGTCGCAATTCTTGGGGCAGATATATATAGACAACTCTACCGACCCGGCTAAAATATGGATGGCAACATTGGCTGATACTAATGGATACTGGGTAAGGCTAGCGTAAATATTATCAAAACAACAAAAAAAGGGGCCTACGAGCCCCTTTTTTTGTTAAATAAATAGCCTGTTATTTAACATTGTGTTGTATATTTGCAAAAAAAAGACCATGAAGATAACATTGGCAATGATAGTCAAGAACGAATCTAAGGTTATAGCCAGAGCCTTATTGTCGGTAATGCATTTGATAGATTCATTTGTGATATTTGATACGGGAAGTGAGGATGATACTCCTCAAATTGCGCGAGCCTGTCTTGCTGGTATACCTGGACACATCGAGTACGGCGAGTTCGAGGATTTCGCTATGTCAAGGACCAGATACTTGGAACTTGCCAGGGAAAAGTTTCCTGAGTCTGATTATGTGTTGGTTATGGATGCCGACGAAGTAATGATCGATAGCTTGTTTTCAAAAGACGAGCTAACGAAAGATATGTATTCTTTAAGTTATTTGGGGGATAATGACTATCGGTACCCGGTCATCTTCAGGAATTCGAAACCTTTTTACTACAAATATCCTACCCATGAAATACCTGTGTGCGACGAACCGTATACGTCAGGTACTATAGACTCATTGGTATTGGATCACAGGCACGATGGAGGAACTATAAATGAAAAGTACGATAGGGACGTACGGTTGATATCTTCGTACCTAAAATCGCATCCAGGAGATCCGCGCATGACTTTTTACCTGGCTAATTCATATTGGGATATGGGGTCATTAATATTGGCTAAGGAATATTATTTGAGCAGGGCTACTATGGGCGGATGGAGCCAAGAGGTATTTGTTTCGTATTACAAGGCGGCTATTGCCTATCTACAACTCGGGTATGAAACTGATTTCATCAAATATTCTTTACTTGCGTTTTACGCATGTCCGGATAGGATGGACTCTTTATACGAATTGGGTAAGTTCTATAACAGCAAATCCATGTATACGGTAGCTGACATATTTTTGGCCAAAGCGTCCAGAATGGAGTATCCGCACGAACCACTATTTTTCAGCAAGGCCATTTATCAATACCTGATCGATATCGAGTATGCTGTGTGTAGCTATTATTTAGGGGATAGCTCTAAAGCTGTGGAATACAACCAGGCCGTAATCTGCTGCGACAATGCCCCTAAATGGGTTAAGGAATTAGCCACAAAAAACCTATCGTTTTCGTTAATGACCTCCACCGCGTAAACCTATTAAAAAAATCCTTAATTTCGTATGTACATAAAAACCTGGTAAAATGAATTTAGAACAGCTCAGAATACTTGTTTCCACGTTAGTTATGGATAAAGCCTCTGATGTGAATATAGTGCCTGAGCAGTGGGGGTTGCTGCTAAAAATGGCCAATCTAAAACACTTCAAGCGCAAGGTTGGTCTGCCAGAAGAGTATACTCCAGGGCGTCCGCTTCCGGCACAATTGCCAGAGATATCGCAACGTATAACCGATGACCTGTTGCCGTTTAAAGTGTTCATGGGCCGGTACGGTACCCCAAAGCTACAGATAGACCAAAATGGTGAAGCTGTGATACCAACTGGGTTTTTCTACCCGCTTAGCTTGTTGTACCCGGTGGTGGAAATATCGCTTACGTACAACGAAGTGAAGGTGTTGACCGACTCGGGATGGTCGGACTATATGTCCAGCTCGATCATAACTCCATCAAAAAAATACCCCATATGCAATTTTCAAAAGGGGTATATCCGGTTTTCTCCCAAGAACATGCAGTCTGTCGAGTTCACCTATTTGCGCAGGCCGGTAGACCCGGTTTATGCTTATACCTCCGATAGTGGGTTCATACAATACGATCCTGCCAATTCAGTAGAGTTGGAATGGGATGAGCCAAACCAGATAGATATTTTATACATGCTACTTTCCGACGTTGGCGTAGTTGTCACCAGGGGAGATATAATGCAGGTAGCTGAAACCGTAAAAACTAAAGGGATATGACCTTACAACAAGTGTTGGATTTCGTAAATTTCGTAATCCGCAAATCGCAGGCAGGCGATACCATGGGCCCAGAGCAGTACAACACGTTGCTTTCGGGGTTCAATGTGCAGTTGTTCCACGACGAATTCCAGCAGGTTGAAGTAATGGCCAAGACTCAGGGTATTCCTGTGTACAGGGCTATCCACACCTCATCGGCCATACTCCGGTTCATCCAGTACATCATGTTGTACACAAACGCTGGAAAGGCTAATGTCCCAGATGATTATGTTCATTATGTGGGCATAATTTCGACGTACATGGGAGCCCCCAGGGATATTGACGTTATAACGAGGGAGGAGATGAACAACCGAAGATCATCGCTGCTTGAATCCCAGCTAGGGATAAAACCTGCAGCTATTATCGAAGGCCCGAATATTTTCGTTTTCCCTAAAGACGTGGCAACCATATCTCCTCACGGGTTGGAGTTTTCTTATTTAAGGATGCCAAAAACGCCTGTGTATGACTACTGCCTGCAGGAAAGTACCGGAAAGGTAATATATATGCCCCCAAACAGCTTCATTGACAATTTGAACAACATGTACGTGTCTGGAAGCACGGCTGTCTTTGCGGCCAATGTTTTCCATGCCAACAAAATATCAGGTACACAGTACGACTCGGTGAGCGTTGAGCTTGATTGGGACTACAGGTTCCATATGAGATTCGTGCAGGCCCTTCTGCAGGTATCGGCTCCTAGCCTGAACCCGGAATTGTTAAACCAGTATGTTAAAGAAATGCCTAAATAATGACAAAAGAACAGTTGGTTGAGCTCGTGCGCAGAAGGTTGCCGAACCCCGTCCATGAGCAGGTTATCGAAAAGTACATAGAGTTGGCATACGGCCAGCTATTGGATATGATATTCGACAAGGATCCATCTTCGATAGAGCAGTACGTAAAACTGTATTACAGTATACCTGTGATCGCAATTTCAGGCCAGGAGGCATACTCATTGCTCCCGGTGAAGATAACATCGTTGTCGGAGCCAGGATCAGGGGTAAGGTCTGTTTATACCTCCACGATGTCGCCACAGTTCGCCCCTATAACTAGGGCGTCTATGGGCGTACTGCATGGGTTGGAAGTAATGGAGATGGATCCGATAGTCTCATACGTGGCAGAATCAAGCCTGATAAGGTACATTGATATGCCTGCGGAAATATCTTCCGTAAACATGGGGTTGGTTCGTTCGTTTTCGGCCATAGGCGATTCTGAGGATATTATTTTGCCGGCAAGCGCTGACGAGCAGCTAATAGAAATAGTCATCAACCTACTGCAGGGTCAACCACAGGAAAAGAAGTCAAACGACAATACGAGTAACCCGGTATGAGCGAAATAAAAAATATACCAGCCGTAGTATCTATCCAACATGTAGTCAGGAATTACATGAACGAAAGAAACTACACCATGGACCAGTACAAAAGGCTGGTGCAGATAGCTATTCGCGGGTTTTCAAACCTAAGTATGACGGAGATGCACTCCGTGTCCACTTATTATGGCATACCTGATGTGTCCGGGCAATTATTTCTCCCGTCAGACTTTGTTGATTACATTGCTATTGGCTACAAGCTAGGGGATAAAATATATGTACTGAGCCGCAACAAGAGCCTGTACATAAATAAGGATGGCAGTAATGGACAGGTAGAGCTGAGCGAAGGTGATACGAACGTTTCGCCATACTTATTTTCTGACCATTACCGAGACGGGTTATTGATATCCCATCTGTACGGCATAAACGGATCATTTTCTGACCGGTGTTTCAATATCGATTCCGAAAACAAGATCTTGCAATTTAGCTCGTCTGTACCAAGGAGCGAAATGATTGTCGAGTACGTATCTACAGGCGTGTCTCTGAACGGCAATACATACATCCCAAGGTATGCGGAAGCAGCCCTGGTGGAGTGGCTGTACTGGCGCGATGCCAAGGGCAAACCTTTCGGAAACCAAACCCGTGGAGTCATTATGGACTCTAAGCAAGACTTTAACGAAGAGGTAAGTATCTTGCGCGACATCCACACGCTCCCAACTTTCCAGGAAGCTATGGACTCAATTTATTCTGAATCAAGGCAAACCCCTAAGAGATAATGGCAAAAATACCCGACTTACATCGTTTTACCGCTGGTATGGATCTGGATTCAGACCCAAGGTACGTTGCTCCTGAATCTACCAGGTTGCAGCGCAACACCCGGTATGACGATGTTATGCGGTCTACGGCTGGATCTACCACAAACCATATGGGGAACCAGCTAACTACACTTGGTCCTTATAAATTATATGGAGTCAATACAGAAATAGGGTCGTGTTACGATGAAAAGCGAAACTCGATCATATGGTTTATCCACAGCGATTACGGGGCACACGCTATTTATAGCTACGATATCTATACCGAACAAGTAAATCGGTTGCTATTCAATCCAGCCCCGTATTGGCGCAACAATTGCAAACTTAACTTCTCGCTTGTAAATAAGATCCACGATGCGCACGTAATCGGGGATGTACTGTATTTCAGGGATGATAAAAAGCCCAGGAAATTAAACCTGCTAAAGGCTAAAAATATAGGCAACGTTAATAGCTATCCTTATATTGACGATTCGGTAATCGATGCCATTAATTATCCTCCTACCAGCGAATGCGCAACTGTTTTAACTACTGATTATTTAGTAAAATCAAATAATTTAAAACGTAGGTACTACCAATTTAGGTATAGGTGGATATACGATGATTATGGTGAATCAGTATGTTCTCCTATCTGCAAGTCAGTGTTGGCTAAAGATGGATATACCTACGACGGGTCGGATATTTTCGACTACGTTATTTACAACGCTATAGATATCTCTGTAAAAACAGGGTCATGTTCAGTCTCCTTTATTGAGGTGATGCACAGGGAGGGTATATCTGGAGATTGGGTGCTATCTAAGGTTATAGATAAGCATGAATTATCCATACTTGATGATAGCGTTTATACGTACAGGTTTTATGGCAACTCTGTTGTTAGCGCAGTTGACCAAAAAAACATCAACAGGCCATTTGATTATTTACCAATACAAACTAACTCACAAGAGTTGATTGATGGTAAATATTTGGCATATGGTGGGTGTGTGGAGGGTTTTGATAATGTCCCCGTATCCTGCGTAATGGGTAGTATAAAAGACATTCTTCCTATAGGTGTTGTTGGCTTACAGTTTTTCCAATTACAGTCATCTAATTACGATGTAGTAGACGGGGACGTGACTTACTCTGTGTCTGTATTATTTAACGACCCAGGGATTATTTCTGTGTTGACCAACGACTATATGATGGTTGTTGAAATATCTTTATTTATAAAATATCCAGGAGAGACAGCTTACACTAATCCCGTGAGTAGGAGTAGGTCGTATCAGGTAAATACTGCTACTAACGCCAATTCAGTACAATCTTTTCACGATTACTTGAAGGGGTATATAAACTCTGATTTTTCTGATTTTTCTGTTGCGTGTGATGAGTTGCCCCCCAATTTGATATCTCCAAATCCGCCATTCCCATTGGTTCCAGATGGGGCAGAGTTAGCCATAACCCCATTGATAGGCGAATCGGTGTCGCAAGGAGTAGCTAAAATAGAGTCCAGGGTATACTTCCACGCTATAGAGGAGGGTGCGTCTATTAGTGAAGTATATGGAGGGGCTAAGTCTGGGTGCCTGCACAGGTTCGGGCTAGTGTACTCTGATGATGCCGGCAGGTTATCTACCGTTCAAACCAATGAAACTTGTGAGATATACATAAAATCGACGTACGAAGTTGCGGCGGGAGAAGTATCTACCCAGTCTAATAATTTCAGGAACATAATAACATGGGGTATCTTTCATGACCCACCAGCATGGGCAACTAAGTACCACTGGGCATATGCTGGCAGAAGCGGAGTTGGTGCATTCCGGCAATATATTATAGGGGGAGCCTTGGGTGAGAAGGCCGTGTATAACATTCCTAATGACTCTTCGTCTTCATACATAAATTTAAGCTTGCTTAATGAATTAACCTTTAAAGGCACATTTGATTCTGATACGGGAGAGATGACGGATGGTAGCCTATCTGTTGAGTTCCCTATTTCAACATCGTTACTACACCCATATATTTTCTCTCCAGGAGATAGGGTTAGGTTCATTACCGCCCCTTACGTAAATCGCCCAGGTAATGGAGGTGGTGGATTTTATCCATTAGGAAAAAGGATTAACGATTATATAGACGTAGAAATTATTGGATATGCCCAAGATACGGATGGAGATGACACCAACACAATAAGGGTTAGTCGTATTTTTGTTGATTCAAACACCATGAACAGAGGTTCGTTAGTAGAAATATACTCTGTAAATAAAAACTACTCCAATGAGGTATATTACGAAATAGGCGAGACGTATAACATAGATCTAACCAGTGGTGTTGGAGTGCATTCGGTTCAATCTGGAAGTTTTGGAGCTGTGGACGTTGCGCATATATTGAGACCTATGCCGTACAGGTTATCGCCAGATGACTCTCCCGGCCATCGTAGGTTCTGGGTTGAAAGCGATATGTATAGCGACTTCTTTGATTCTCCTGTATTTACAAATGGCAGGGTAAATTTATACGATATAACGGCTAAATCTAAGTTTTCTAACGTTATAAGGAGAAGTAATCCTTATTTCGCAGAAACAAAAACTAACGGCCTGGGATCGTTTGAATATGACAAGTACCTTCCGATAGATGCGAGCCATGGCGACATAAGGAGCTTATCCCAAATCGGATATACCCTCAAGATCGTCCAGGACAGGAAAGTGACCAGCGTGTACATAGGCAAGAACGGATTGCGCCAGGCCGGTGCAGACGGAGCCCAGGTAGTCGTAGCCACGGATAATGTGTTCAACACTACCAACCCATCCGAACTACCGTACGGCTCATCTGACCCAGAAAGTATAGTTGTCCGCGAGCGCCAGATGTTTTTCTTTGACCGTAACTCAAAATGCATAGTCAGAGATTCAGCTAATGGGCCAGAAGACATTTCCTCGTTGTGGAAAATATCCAGTTTGGTACGATCCATAGCTGACGACATAGCAACCAATGGCGGATCTGTAGTAGCCGGAGTAAATAACAAATATGGCGAAGTGGTATTCACATTCACCCCGACTACGGGCGACCCCGTGACTATCCTGTTGAGTCAAAAATACGGTAACGCAAAATGTCTGCTTGATTACGCTGACGAAACTGGCTTGTCTCCATCGGGGTACATAAATGCCGGCGATTACTTCTATTCGTTTTTGTCCGGAAGGATATGGAAGCATGACGTAAACCCAACAAGGGGATCGTTTTTCGGGGTCAATAACAACATGGAGATATCTTTCGTTTCTAACGTTAGTCCCCAAACAGTCAAGTTGTACGATAGTATCGTACAGAACTCAAACAAGAAATTTACATCCGAAGAGTACGAGGATATCCAGATTGTGGCGAGCGAAAACCAGCCCCTTGGAATGGTATCAAAACTGACAGCTTATCAGTATAAATCGGAGGAGGGCGTATGGTATGCCCCCTTATTAAGAAACGCGGTTACTTCTAGCCCTAAGCCAAACATAATGGATCTTATAAACGGAGATCCTTTAAGGGGTCAATTCATGCAAATGACCATTAGGAATAGCGACACAACTGAAGTAATTTTGCACAGTATAATTATCAATTGTACTCATTCACCACTAACAAGATAATCTATGGGATTAGGCGCTGGTCCAGCCGGACTACTCACTGCAATACCTCAGCTAATTGGGGGAATAGTTGCCAAATCGTCCCATGACAAGTACGCAAAGCTGCTTGATGGGTCAACACTGGACATGCCGTCCCAGTACAAGGAGGCCAGAGGCATATATGAGAAACTCGCGGCTACCGGATTACCGGGCGTAGATCAGGCCAAGCTTGACCTTATGGGTACTGTACCAAGTTCGCTTAGGGCGTACCAGTCGGTTGCCGATAATCCCGCCAGCATAATGGGAGCGCTTTCAGATGCCCAGTCCGGGGTCAATCAAGGCCTTGCCGATTTATCGATAAAGGACGCAGTGGCCAAGATTCAGAATATGTCAAACCTTGGCAACTATATGCAGCAGGAGGGCGCTGTACAAGGTCAGTACGACCAGTACAACAACCAGATAAAGATGTCTGCCGGAGCTGAGAGGATGACCGGCACATCTGAACTGCTCAAAGGGATTACTGGCGGTATATCCGGAGGCATATCGGCTTACGGGAATATGAAGATGGCCAACGATATGGAGGATTATTATAACGGTAGTGGAATGCCGTTAAATAATCCGCAGCCGCCTACTACTGTTGCTACCGCTACTCAGCCAGCTTTGGGTATTGGGGCTTCGGTGGCTCCTTCCAGGGATATTTTGAAATACCTAGAGTCTATCGGGTTGGCTGGAGCTTCAGGCTCTGGCGGTACAAAGAGTTTTATGGATCTATTGATGGGAGGGATGGGGTCCCAATTCTCCCCTGTTGCCAAATAGTATAACATATGCCACAGTTTACATCAAATATAGCCGTACTTCCAAATGACACCATAACCCCTGCCGTAAATGACCTGGCCGGGAATATGATGAAGATGACTCAATTTAAAGCAGTTGAGCAGGAGAGGCGTGACGCCAAGCTTGCAGAGCTGGCCTCGGTATCGCTTGGCAATGTTTTTGCCGGAGATAATGCAGAGCTGCAAAAATCAAAAGAGGACTATATAAACGAAGTGGTTAAAGGCACTGCTAGTTCCAGGGGTCGTATCCCATGGCAGCAGCAGGCCGAATTGCTTGCTAAAAAACAACAATTATTACAGAAGGCCGCTGTATCGGAAGAGCACCGTAAGGAGTACCTGGACGTTATGAAGAAAGCGGTATCTGATCCAGCCATAGACAAAGAGGAGACACTTCGATCCTTGCAGTCGTGGTCGCAAACCCCATTGTCCGACAGGTCATCCGCATGGACCGTTATCCAGCCAAGGGTTAGTTTGCAGGAATATTTTGGCAAAAACATAAAATCGAACCCGGTAGAAACCACGTATGTAAAAGGCAACGAGATCCATAAAAAAGAGGTGTTCGAGTCTTTGCCGCAAATGATGGCCATCGTCTCGGAAAACCAGCTTATCCAAAACAAAGTTTCCAAGGAAATGGAGCAATCCGGGATCCCAAAACCAGCTAATGGATATAATTCAGCCCAGATTGGCACATACTTGCAGAAGACATACGGATCGATGTTTGATAAAAACAATGATACGTTCACGGTTAAAACGCCAAGGGCAAGTTCTACTACTATTGTGAACATGCCTCCGTCATCCAATGAGCCAGTACCTGGGAATAAAAGGCAACTGACATCGGCTTGGTCTGTGGACAACAAGCAGAAGGTGAATACCCAAAACTACACCTACGGAAACGAGATCCCCACAAAACAGTCTGAGGTGATATTCCCGGCAGGTCAATCCATGGACATGAGTATGTATGCTGGTCCTACAGAATCGACACTTAGCCCAAAAATGAAGGTTACTACCATCCGGGAAATGCCTGTTATTTACAGAAAACCATCGAAGGGTAAAGCCGGATGGTACTTGGCTACCGACGAATACCTGGCCGCACATCCGGATCAACAAGGTAAGGTCGAATACAAACGGTATCTAGTCGGAACATCTACGTCAACAGAGGAGGTGCCGGATCCTAATGATAAATTGAAGAAAATATCCAAGTCAGTTCAGCGCGAGTTGGCTATCCCTGCTACCGATATAAATCTGGCTGCGTACAAAAAATCACTACCGGCTAAGGAGCAAGCTGGGTTTAAGATAGAGCCTGAAAATTTTGGCACAACGAAAAGAGAAAGGGTGTCTATAAAGACCCTTATGGCCGATAACCCTGGAGCTTCAGAACAGGACGTACGTAATTATTTTAAGGAAACCATAGACATAACAGACTAACCATGCAGGACGGGAAATACAAGATGCCGCAATCAGCCACTACAACCAACACTGTATCTGGTAAATATACTATTCCTTCAGGCGCTATTGATGCATTAAAAAAAAAAGAGCCGACAGCTCCTTTACCATCAGAATCCCCCTCATTGGTTGGGAAGCAACCTTCTCAAGGCGATCTTAGTGCGCATGACGCGGTTTATAATCCAACGAATACTTCGGGTCAGGTAGTCCCAGAGCAACCTGAAAATACCCCCGGTATATCTAAATTCGAACCTACTAAATTCAAAGTAATAGTAGGTGCTAAGCCAAATGTGGATGAATTATTAGCTGCATGGGGTGCTGATGCTACCAAGGCTGTAACCTCAGCTAAGGAAAATGAAGATAAATTCGCAGCACAGTTGCCCAACTTGCCAATAGGTGGAGCTAAACCTGACGTATATAGGCCAAAGGATAAAAACGCCGAGGCCTACGTAAAAGGCATGGAGAACTTAACCCTGTCGGAAAAGAAGTCGCTTATCAAAGCTAACCCCGGCGAAAAACCGTTGGAGCAAACAGGCTTAAACGAAGTGAACCTGGCCGAATTGGGTAAAGAGAAAGAAAAGTTCGACATTGTAAGGCAAGACCCTGTTTTGGCTACCGTTGTTGATTTTGTGGACCAAACCCTTACCGGTGGCGCCATATCGCGAGCATTTGATGAAACAGCCGGGGGTGCGGCCAATTTGTTAGCAAAAGGTGCAATAAATGGCACTTCTGACGTCCTAAACTCTCTGGGTGGCGCAAATACGATGGTAACTGATTTTTTGAACAACTTCGTAAAAGTAGATGCTCCAAAAGAATCTATCTACGAAAAAGATAAAAAGGTCGGGTATTTTTCTTCCGACAATATATTTAAAAGTGCAGGTAGTTACTTAAAAGGTCAAAACGAAAACTGGAACCCAACGTTCCTTAATAATGAATTATTGAGTAGCACTATCGAAGGTGTGGGTTCGATCCTTCCTATGATGGTCGCTATGGAGTTTATGCCCCATATCGGGAAAGCTCCAAGTTTAGCCAGGGGGTTAGCCCCACAGAGCGCCGAGCAAATGGCGCTGGCAAGCAAAGCTATTCCTACGGCTGAGGTCATATCCGGGACGTACGTGCCAAAAATTTCTACATACATAGGATCCACTTCGTTTTTTTCAGCTTACGATCAGGCCAGAAGCCAGGGTATAGCCCCGTCGGAAGCTCTGAGCGCTGCGATCATTGAGGGTGGCAAAGGAATGCTCACTGGCGCCCTGTTTGAAGGCGGAGGTAAGCTTTCTGGATACACGTCAAAACTTCTATTTGAAAAAACGGGTGACGCTACACTTTCTACCCTGGGTGGAGTTGGGGTTAATGCGTTGTCGTTCCCGGCTGCAGAAGGAACCATGGCTAGCTTAACTGGAGAGGAGTATACAGGCAAGCAAGCTGTAACGTCCGCTGTTTTAGGTGCGGCATTGAGTGGAAAACATATCGGGGATGCGCTATCAGGAAGGGCGATCGACTCCTATTGGAAGTCTGATTACTACCAGGTGAAGCAGCTCAAAAAGATGTTTGAAGGCATAACGCCTACCGAAAAAGAATCGTTTAGGGCTGATGTCATCAAGCTAAGGGAAGATGCCTCAACAGAAGCTGACCCAATCAAGAAAAATCAGAAACTTGCCACGGCCAACATCCTCGACAAGGTAATGGATGTGGTAGTCGTAGATAAGGTAGTGGTAGAACATGCCAAGTCCATAAAAGAAATGATCGAGGCCGATACGGAAATGGACGTGCCAACAAAAGAATTCCTGGTCAGAAGGATAGACGAAAGTGTCGCCGCAGAAGACCCGAATTATGTACAGGCCAAAATACTGACCGAAAAAATATCCATACTCCAGCGCAATATCGATGAGAACCTGGCCAATAAAGCTAAATCGCCATTTACTGTAAAAGCCCAGAACGAAACGTTCGAGCTGCAGAAAAAGGAAATGGAGAAAGAAATCTCCGACTTTTACCTGAAGAAACCGTCCGTAGAGAAAGTATTCCAGTCAGAAGGTGTTGCTGAGGCATCGCCCAAGAACAAAGCGGAATACCGCGATGCCCTTATACAGGTAGTTGGATACGATCCACTTTCAGCTAAGGTACATTCCGAACTTGCCGATATGAGAGCCAACGCATGGTCGAAAGAAACCGGCAAGAAGTCTGCAGACTGGTACGGCGAAACTATTAATAAGATCAGGAACGAAGCTTCCTACATAAAGGATATGATCGACTCCGGAAAGGCTAGAACCGAATCCGAAGCTAAAAGTATACTCAACTCAAAAGGAACCCAGGAAGGTATGGGTCAGGAGAAGTTGGGAGCCATAGAATTCGATGCCCAAAACAAGGCTATTATCACCGCATTCAAAGGAGCCAATACCTCTACCCTCGCCCACGAAGCGTTGGGTCACACTTATTTCCAACAAAGGCTTTATGAGCACGGTGCAGGTACGAACAAATATGCCACATCGGTACTCGAATCTGTTTTGAGTGATTATAACGCCTCTAAAGGCACTAAGGTATCTATCAAGGACATTATGCCGGGCGGCAAGGAATATGCCAACGTGCATGAGCATTTCGCCGTAGGATTCGAGAATTGGCTAAAGGAAGGCCAGAAATCCAAAGACCCGGTACAGCAAGCTGTATTTAACGATTTCAAGAAATGGATGCTTCAAGTATACTCGGCCATTGGTGGTAAAACAGATACTTCCAAAGGCATGAGCGATCTTTATAAGGAAATGCTCGGCGTTGAACCTACAGAAAAAGTTGTAACTGAAATGCTGGCAGAAATAAAACCTGAACCAATACTTGCTAAAAATGAAAAAGAAACCCTGCAAACCGAAGACAAAGTAGTTCCGGTTAAATCGGAACAGCCAGCAACTCTGGAGCCCGTTGTGGCTCCGGACGTTGCGACAAAAACAGTCGTTACAAAAGTAAAAAAGGAGGTGCCAAATGCCATTAAAAAAGGGATCAAGCCAGAAAGTGATATCAGCAAACATCAGGGAGTTGCACAAGGACAACCAAAAACCGGGAAAGGAAAGGGGCGCGAACGGGACGCCGAGGTCAAACAAACAAATCCAAGCGATAGCAATGTCGTTGGCGGGAAAGAAGAAAAAGTAGTCCCAAATAAGGAAGGCTCAAAAGTCATAGCATCGGTTAAAGGCACAGGCATCAACCTCGATGTTCCGGTCAGTATTGCCGGTACTTTTCCTAAAAAGGCGTTCACAACAGAGAAGGCGGCCCGTACCTATGTCGAGCTTGTAAAATCTGCATACAAAAAGAACAACCCCGATTTATTCCAAAGCAAAAAGGATGAGAATAAATCGGTTAAGACTCAGAACTTTTTCTCTGATGTAGTTACGGGTAAATCAGAAAAGTTTATCCCAAAAAAACCATGGGAGCCAATACTGGAACTGTCCGGAAAAGAATCTGTATTCCTTAAGATATACAACAAGTTCAACGGTAAATTTGATGCCCATATAGCTTCTTCGATACCTGCGTTCAGGGACGTGCAGATTAAGGTTGGTACCGCGATACTGAAGATGTTTAAGGGTAAATCGGCCTTGCTGTACGATATTGGTGGGTCTGAGGGCGGTTTTGCCAAAGCCATAACAAGCGCATCTGGCGGAAAAATAAAATCTATCAACCTGGACGCCAACAAAGACATGCAAGATGTACACAATTCGCTTCCTGTAAAAGGTAGTGAGTTTGTGAAAGAGGCATTCTATGAAGGGTTTGACAATTTGGGCGACCTAATAGTAAGGCATGATCCGAAAAGGAAGGCGGATATCGTTCATGAGTCTATGACGTTCCAGTTCATAATGGACTCAAGGGGTGAATTTATCAAAGAAGTGAAGGATTCGTACTTAAAAAAGGGAGGATTGTTCATCACAGAGGAGAAACTTTTCCCTGAATCCGAATCCCAATGGGCGGCTAATGAGAAAATGAAGGATACTGAATTCAAAACACAGTATTTCGACTCTTCACAAATATCGGTTAAGGCAGAAGAGGTTTTAACCGGTATGCGTGAAAACCAGGCCACATACTCCGACTACATAAAAGGGCTCAAAGAAAACTTCAAGTATGTGCAGGAATATTGGGACGGCGGAAACTTCAAAGGTGTAGTAGCTTCCGATAATGGCAAGCTTGTATCTGATTTTGTCAAAAATGTGGGCGTCACGGATACTAAGTATTCAGAGAAAAATATTAAATCAAACGCTACTGTAGGCGACCTGGAATACACAAAAGATGCTACCGGTTACGCCAAAAAAATGTCAGAGGCCAAAGCTTCGCTGAAGGAAAACGGAATGTCGGTAGATGTATACGAGCAATCTGAGTACGATAAAATAGCTAAAGAAGGAGGTATATTCGTTTACTCGAAAGATGGTACATCCATGAGCGTGCTTAAAGGAGATGGTGAAATGCTGTCTTCTGTAAAAAATGCTAACAGTACCAAGAAAAACGTATCTGTGGCCATGCTAAACCTGCGCAAGAGCCTAGGTGGTATGTTTATGGATAATTACGACATTTACCTTACCAAACAGTACGAAAAAGCCGGGTTTAAAGTAGCGGCCAGGGTCCCATTTAACGAAGAATATGCGCCCGATGGTTGGAACGCTGAAGGCTCGCCATTAAAAGGCAAGCCAGATGTAGTTATCATGCTCAGGGAAGATTTGCTGACGGGTCCCGAAAAGATGTTTAAGAAGTCAGAATATGAGGATGCCCAAAAGTATGTCAAAGATATAGTGGCCACTGCCGTTAGCGAAGGCCGGGCTGCTTATCCAAGGGATTTGATCCCTGCCACGGAATTATTCGCATCTGCAAACCCAGGCATTGGTAAACGTACAGAATCAAAAGTGTCCGCCGTCAGGGCAACTATCAACCAGCGGGTACAGGATTTGAACAAAGAGTTTTTTGGCTCAGAAACACCAGAATCGAAAGATATAAAAGCAAAACCAGGCGCATTCTCCCGTGCCGTAAAAAAGACTACCGGGTATAACCTTGGTGGACTATCCAGGATGCAGAACGTTGGATGGACCGACTTTGTGCAATCTAACGGTGATAAAGTTGCCGGCGCAGTAGGTAAGATGATGGGCGGTAAGTATGCCGTACTTAGGGGATCTGCAAGATTTGTTGATGGGTTAATGGCAAATGTGGCCAAGACCGTAAAAGAGGTCGGACAAGGCGAGCTAATGGGGGGCTCAATCGACACCGCCAAGGAAACAGTGAGGAGAATAGCTGGAAACCTGTATGAATCCTTATTAGGAAACAGGGAATCATTGTCCAGGATCGACAGGGTATTAGACCCCGAGTTTTTCAACAAAAAAACAAGGTCAGAATACGAACAATATCTAAAAGATAACCTGTCCGAAAAAGAATTTGAAGATAAAGACCCGGCAGAGATTGACGCTATGTACGAATCGCTGAAAGAGTCCGCAGGATGGGACCGAGATGGGCTATCTGAATATACCGACTACCTGAAAGCTTCGCTGGATCCTGTTGATTTTAGCGCATTGACCCCGGCAAAAATAGCTTCCGACTTCAAGGATATGCAGGACAACAAAACTGCCGGGTATCTGAAATTCGGGCACCATGATCTAACTACGGCTGATTTATTGCCAAACGAGCTGGCCGTATATAACATGACCAGGAAACTGTTCGACCTTGTACACGATATGAACTACGTCCTTAAGCTGGACGACATCACATACGACAAGTATAAAGGCAAATATTCCGCCAGGTTCTACGACAAATACGAAGTCCCGGAAGAAATATCCTCCGAGATAGAAGCTCTGTCAACCAAAATGGAGTTGGGCGGGTTCAAACAAAGGGGCGTGCTAGACGACTGGAAGATGCAGCACAAGTTGCAGGATCCTATTTATGCCGTATCTAAGAGGTTTGGGCAGGCTTTATCCAACGAGGCCATCCACAATTACGCTTCATGGATCGTCAAAGAATCGCCCGAGCACATATCTAAGACCGAAAAGGCCGGATTCACGCTGATGGGCAAAGGGTATGGTCCGCTGTCCGGTAAATATCTTAGGTTAGATGTAGCTGAATCGTTCAAGGGCATAAAGTTTGCGAACGAATATTTCAACGCGATATACAAAGGGTTCAAGGGATACTCTTCATTCGCCCCAAGATTGTGGCTCAAAAAGGGAGTTACTGTATACAGGCCTGACGTAAACCTTGGTAATATTACCGGAAACTTTGTGTTCGCATCGCTTATCGGCATAAACCCAATGCGGTTAGCTGGCAATATGAAGTACGCTATAGAGCAAGAGCAAAGCTATGGCGACATTTATCGGTTCCTGCTTAAGAAAGGTATCCTTAACCCAGGAAGTACGTTGGATGACCTAAAAAAGGCTTCCATCGTCATCGAGAACGACATTTATGGAAAAACAGATCCGTTAACATTGGCCGGCAGGCTTAAAAACGCCGATGGCGCATGGACTAAGTTCTATCAAAACGTAGACCAGTGGTCAAAGATTGCAGCATTCAAGTCGCTTGTGGATATCGGTATTCCCCCAGATAAAGCCGCCGCCAAGGTAGCTGACGGGTTCCAGAATTTCAGGAGGATTGGAAGGATATATGATTTTGCTTCCAAAACACCGGTTGTGGGGCCTCCATTCGCTAAATTCTCCGGAGACTTGCTGCGTATCATGAAGAGCGCAACGATGAAAAATCCTTTAAACCTGGCTATATTCTTTGGCACCATGAAGATGTTGGGTAATTTGACCAGTCAATACATAGGCCAGGAAACAGAAGAGGAGATGCGTATCCGTACGAGCCGTACCGGTGTTCCTAAGATACCTATGTTCAAAGCGCTGGGCGGGGCTATCCCGCTTGAATTCAAGTTGGGTAAAAATGCCGTGAATTTAGCCCGGTTCCTTTCGCCCATATATGGAATGGACATGTCGGATAAAAACGACTACATGGGGGCGTTCATGAGGTTGTCTCCATATAACTTCGCTACCGAGGACAATCCAAACACGGTTAAGTTGGCGTTCTATAAGCTGATATCGTCCGACATACTTACAGCTCCTGTCATGGGAATTGCGTTTGATACCGACTGGTTGGGTAAATCTGTGTCCGATCCGTCCGTGACCGAGTTCCGCCCTGTTAGTAACCTGACCGAATCCCAGAAGTTGGAAAACTATGCCAGGTTCGCTATGAGGGGATGGGTGCCAGGATACGGACAGTTGCTGGATGACATGGCTAATATCTATCAAACAATGGATCCCAAAACCGGAACAGGTACTGATAAATACGGCAGGCAAAAGAGCTACGCGATGGCATTGGTTAGGTATTTGGGATACAACGCCCAGGTATTCGATGACGCCAAGTATCAATCCGTGGTCGAAAAAGCTATCATTAAAGAAGCTAAGGGTATAGAAGAAACCCTCAATGCGCTGACATACGCCAAAAACGTATTCGAGGGCAGGACTAAAGGCGATGCCATGACCAAAGAGCAGTACGCCCGTAAAGTAAACGTAATCCTTGCCAGGCAAAATGCGTTCATAGCATCGGCTAAAGCTAAAATAAAGGAAAACATAAAGACGGTCCCGCTCAAAAACGTAGGCGATGTCATCAACCAGATAAACTCCCATAACAAGATAGCTACATTACTGGGTCTTCCTGAAAGCGTCAGCACAGGATCGGGTATAGGGATCCGGTCTGAGCAGAATATCGGGGTAAAATCGTCAGGGTCGATAGGCGTTAAACAGGAACGAAGTTTGGGTGTAAAAAAGTAACTATGCAAGATTTCAATAAATTAATGATGCTTGATAAGCAAAAACGTTCTGATCCCGGATACTCTATCCGGGAAAGGGACGCCCTATCGAACCCAGCTAAATATAAAAAAGGATTAAAGAAGCCTAAGAAAATAAAATTTAAGTTAAAACCCGCAAAGATGCCCGTGATAGAACAGGTCCCATATGCGGAATTTTTGAAAACAAAATACTGGATGTACGTTAAGAATAAAGTACTTATAAGGGATAATGGAGCTTGTACTAAATGTGGTAGCTCTGAACACTTACAAGTACACCATAAAACGTATTTACACCATTTTGCTGAACACAAAAATCTACATGAGTTAACTACTCTATGTAGGGATTGCCATAAAATTGAGCATAAAATTATATGAGTTTATTTTACTAAATTTGCTCAACTAAAAACTACTACAACTACTATAATCTACATTATATGGCCATGACAAGAGCGGATAAAGTTGAAATGACAGCGGTATTCGAATCAGCTATGAGTAACTTCAAAATCGTCGAGACATTGGAGCGTGAATTAATAATGGGTCAGCTAACCAGGATAGAAGAAAAGACCATTGAAATAGGAAAGAAGGTGGATAAGACAAACGGATCAGTGTTGCGGCACACCGAAGAAATATTCCAACTGAAATCAAAACCACCGCACACCAGCTCAGATTGCCCACAGAAGGACATTATACAAGGCTTGTATGATGATCATCAACAAAACCTGGGCGTGAGCAAATGGAAAACAACGGTGATCGCGCTGGCCGCCGGATTTGTAGGGGCGGTAGCGGCGGTAGTAGCCGTATTCGAATTCATCCTTAAATACAATCCATCATGAAACTAAATCGATTTTTGATCAACCCCATAACGGAAAGGTTCGCCCCATACGTGGCACTTGCCGGGGTAATCCTTATATTCCTGGAGATGTTGCAGCGAGCAGTCGTCTATTATCCGGAATATTCATCTCTGCCGGCAGGGTTAGCTAAGGCCGCACTGGCAGTAGCAACCCTATCATTCGTGGACGAAGTAATCCTGGGAAGGATAAACACGTACGAAAAAATGAAAGAAAACAGCCTCGGATATGCGATTATATTTTTTGCCTTTGCTTTTGTTATTGGCATGGCCTTTTCAGCCACTTAATGCCCAGTTGCCACGTCACCTACAAATAGCCTACTCGTTCAAAGGAGTAAAAGAGGCTACCGGGAATAATGATGGCCCAATAGTAGAATGGATCATAAAGCGCCAGGGAGGATCGAAGGGGTCCTCCTATTGCGCTTATTTTGTAGGTATGTGCATAGATTCGGCTGGCGCCATATTCCCAAAACCATCAGGCATGGCTATAGGATATAAAAAATCTACCTCTATAAAAGCTTCGGATGTGCTCACCGGTAAAAAAGTACCTGTGGGATCAATCGTAATATTCAGAAAAGGGGACACTATTTTTGGGCATACCGGTTTTGTTAAATCATGGAACAAGGCCTCAGGGATAACAATTGAGGGTAATACCTCCAACGGGAACACCGGATCACAGTGGAATGGAGGAGGGATTTACGAAAGAAGACGTTCAATACTGCCATCTAACTACTTCAGGATTACTAATTTTACCGAGGTAAAGTATTGATTACAAGATCTTATAGAAATATTTTGTAATAAATTTAATAATATTTTGATATTAGAGCACCAATACGAGATTTTTGTCGTAAATTTGTAGCCTCATTCAACACCACAAAAACCTAATTCTTAATCACTGTCAATATGAACAGAAACATTTCGCAGGAGTCGAAAGATCTTGTCGTACCAGTAATTGTTGACCTTTTTAAGAGGAACATCAACAACCCGGTATCGAACAACAATATCCGGTCGTGGGTGCTGTACCACACGGGCATCAGTTTGCGGCCATGTGTAACAAGGACGCTCATCCATGAAATCAGGGTGCATTCGAAAGTTGAAAACCTGATAGCTAACAGTCATGGGTATTTTATCTCCGACAACCTTTCCATGGTTCAGGGCTATCTCAATTCATTGCAGGACCGGGCCATGAAAATCCATGAATTGCAGTATGCCCTCAAATTCCAGATGGAGAAAAACCTGGTCGGCCAAACATCGTTACCTGTTGGCGTGTTGGATGAGCTTGCCGCCCTAAACATAGGAGGATCGTTATGTCAGGGATAATGAACTTCATCCGGTCGATGTACGTCCCGGAACAGACCAAGCTAATGGAGAAATTAAACGTTGTGGACCCATTGCTCGATTTCGAATCTACCACACGCAACCTTGGCCACTATACCCCATACCGTAGTAACAATATCTACTCGTACGACTTCAGGACTCAAATACTCCTGCTTGTAACGCCCGAGCAGATACCTTCCACAGGGCCAAAGGGCGAGCGCATTTTCGTAAAGAAGATAGTTTTCAAACCTGGGTTACTGTATGTCGAAGCGCTCAACATCAAGTTCGCGCAGAAAAGAGTTGAAAAAGGAAAATTCATCATACCAACAAAAACAAAGTAACATGAAACCAAAAACAATATTTATCATCATCATCGCTGTTATCGCAGCCGCCTTCATCGCATCAGGTATATACAACCTGGTCAACTACAACCAAAAACAGGACCTGAAAGACCAGATACTTTTATCCCAGGGTAAAAACATGGTGAACGAAATCCTGATCGAAAAATTGAAAACCGACACATCGCTGTACCATACCCAGTTTACGTCCCTGGTTGCCAGCACTGAAAAACTGGCGCTTGAATACAAAAAGAAGATACGTGAACGCGACAACATTATAGCCTTTAACAAAAAAGAAAACGAGCGCATATCTAACTTTACCGCCTCGCAGGCATTGCAATATTTCTACAACAGGACCGGTGCCCCCGATATGACCGACAGCACGTTTCTTGTTCCACAAACAAACATAAAGATCGCGGACGCTCTATTCTCTGACCTGGATACCCAATATGCCGAAAATGAAAACTACCGTATATCTGAAGTTGTGCTGACCGGTGTAAATAATGACTTACAACTACAGGTAGACAACCGGCAGCAGATGATAATGAAGCTAAACGAAATGGGCATCATCAAAGATAGGCAGGCCGAAGAGCTAAAAACCCAGGTCGAACTACAAGCTAAGGCCTTACTAAAAACAGAACGCAAGGCTAAAATAGACAAGATCGAAAAGAGAATTCTTTTAGGAGCGTCTATCGTAGCCACAGCAATAGCCATACTGAAATGATCCAGGAACAAAAAATAAGCGGTATGATCGTAGCCGCATTATCAGACATCACAAAGCAGCCAAAATCGGTCATAAAGGATTGCTTCAAATACAACGTGATGACCTCACAGCAGGTCGCGTTCGTAACCGGGTTGACCATTTACTCGGTAGAGACAAAGATCAGGGAAAGCAAGCTCACATCGGCATACCCGTTCTCTACCGACAAGGTAGGCCCGAAGTTCGTAGTCAGAGATGAAAAGTTTGACCAGTTCATTTCTACACAACTCCAGAAAAATGGCTGAGTTCGTTGCTCCTACCCAAGACGAGGTTTACCGGTATTTTGTCGATAAGCTAAAGGATGAAACTATTGCTTTATCCATGTCCAATCGGTATTACTATTACAGCACTCACAACGATTGGACAATGAAGAAGGGCAAAAAAAGGATCCCGTTAAAGAACTGGAAATTGAACATCAATACATGGATCCGGAACATGCCAAAATACTCCCCAGTTGAAAACGTCCAGCTAATATCAAAAAGAGTCTACAATGACAATCAGTGAATCTCCCAAAGATGTAAAGCATATCCTTAACCTGATACGCGAAATAAGGCCAGACCAGGCCGAAAACTTTGCCAAGGCAGAAAAGTGGTTCATGGAAGTATTCCCAAAACAGTTCGGGACAATCGAAGTGGACGAGATAAAATGTATAATCGAAAGAAGTTTAGCGTTTCATCAGGGACCGATAACCATATCGACCGTGTTCAACTGGGTAAAGGAAGGGTTAGCCCGCAACACCCTGATGCGAATGAGAGAAAATAAAGTGCCTCAACAAGGATACTATAAATGATAGACCCACAAGTTATTGAGTCCTACGTGAACGCAGGGCTTCACCTTATCCCGCTACAGCCGGATAAATCGCCTGTACGGGGGTGGAAGTGGAAGGACATCGTTCCTACCGCCGAAGACTTGCAAGGTATGCCTGGCGACTTCATCGGGATGGCATGTGGCGATGGGATAGAAGTAATAGATTTTGACCTAAAATACGACCCTACAGGGAAGCTCTTTGATGAGTATTGTGATATGGTCGAGGTCTTCGATAGCAAGCTGCTAAAGAAAAGCGTTGTCCAGAAAACAATGAACAACGGGTACCATTTCATCTACAGGTGCGAGGAAATCGAAGGAAACAAGAAGCTGGCAAGGCGTATGGCTACTCCTTCCGAGCTATCAGAAGACCCGATGGACAAGCTAAGGGTACTTATCGAAACAAGGGGGCAAGGCGGATATATAGCCATATACCCATCACCAGGATACTCGTTGATCCAGGGTAAATTCAACCGGATACCCATACTGACCGTAAAGGAAAGAAAAGTATTGCTGGACGCAGCAAAAGCATTTGACAGCATCCCTATTGCAGACCCAGGACAAAAAAAAGTAGAGCGTGACAGAAAATCAGAGTGGACAGGGGGAAAATCGCCTTTCGATGATTACAATGAACGGGGAGACGTACTGGAAGTACTCTTTTCAAGAGGATGGAGTGAAGCAGGCCATGTTGGCGAGAATATCATGCTCAAGCGACCTGGATCAGCTAATAGACATGGAGCTACTTTCCATACTGGCCGGCGTGTCTTATACGTATTCTCCTCCTCCAGTGAGTTCGACCAAAACAAGGGGTATTCTCCGGTAGGCGTTTACGCTAAGCTAAATCACAACGATGATTACAGTGCCGCAGCAAAATCGTTGATAGATGCTGGATTTGGTGAAAAAGGAGTTAAGCCAAGGGAATATGTGGCATACGGAGATCAGGAGGAGAAAACGTTAGGTAATTCGTTAGCTAACAGTGACAAGGATGAGGTTGAAATCCAAAAACGTAGAAGAGGGGAAATAGAAGGAGGTATATCTACTGGTTTTGAGTCGTTGGATCCATATTGGCTGCATAAGCCAGGTAGTTTTATCATCGTAAACGGACACTCTGGTTCCGGTAAGACTGTACTTACTCTGTACATATTCCTGGCGGCAGCTCTTAAGTACAAATGGCGATTCGCTATTTACTCCGGAGAAAACAGGACTTCATTCTTGAAGATAAAGATCATGGAGTTTTATAGTCGAAAAAGGCTGGCTAGGTTTACTGATGAGGAATACGCTTTGGCTAAAAAAATAGTAGATGACCACTTTGTCTTCATTGACAACGATAAGCTTTACACTGCATATGATCTACTTACACTGTTTGAAGGGATCCATAAAGAAAAACCCATCAATTATGGATTCATCGATCCGTACAACGGATTATTATTGCCAGAAATCATAAGAGGGAAGACCTCCTATAACGTACACATGGAAATTGCCGGGGCATTTAGGGTATTCACAAAGAGAACAGGGGCAAGTTTATTTGTAGCAATGCACCCATTCTCTGAAGCTTCCAGGCGTATTGATAAGCAGGGGTTCTCTCTACCTCCAAGCGCAGAAGACACTGAAAATGGATCCATGTGGATAAATAGGTGCGATGATTTCTTAACTTACCATAGGGTTAAAAATCATCCGGACAGGTGGATGGAATCGCAGTTCCATACCAGGAAGATAAAGGAATTAGAAACGGGCGGGGGAATTACAGAAGGTGCCAACCCTGTTATCTTTAAACTTTTGCCAGGGGGCGTGGTTTATGATTGCTATTGTGAGGCCATGTCTAACAACAATGTATATGAAGATGAGTCTACCGACAAACTACCATTTTAATTAGTCACGATGAAAGAAAAAGTAACATTTGACGTATCCAACACAAAGGTTGGAAAGGCAATGATCAACATTGAGGAAAAGTATATTAACCTCTTTAAGGAAACGGTAGCAGCCGACCGCAACGCTCCTTTGACCCGAGAACAGATGGCCGCATTCCTGAAGGACTTCGATGCCCTTGACAGCGACATATACGCTTTAATGCTGTCCCACTCCATGTTCTATGCCTTGGCCAACAGGATGAACGAACTTGTCGAAGAGTACGGACTAGATGATATTGAAGGAAAAGTATTCCCGGCCCAGCTAAAAGCTTTTAAAGACTTACTCAACAAAGTGAAAATTTTAGGAAACTACTACAATGAAGCAAGCAGTTAAACAGGAATGGATCAAAAGGATCCTCGAACAGCAAAACATCCCGGCAGTGGAGCGGGTCCCGGCAGAGTTTATCCTGAACGCCCTGTACATGGAGATGACCGGCAAACAGCTCAGGTACCCAAATTCGTACAACATCAGGGACGAGCACGGAAACATCCCGGAGTATATATCGGTAGGTACCAGGGATCGTATTAACAGGGACGTAATGAAGTGGGCGTTCATGGAAGCGCAGGATCCCAAGCTGCCAAGCTATGGATCGATAGGTGGAATAGTCCTGGCAACATCATTTCAAGTGCTTAGCGCCATACAAAGCCTGGGTTTAATCGAGATTTCGATTGAAAAACGTACCGGGATTGGTAAAGTTGAAACAAAAAAATTAAGGCGTAAGATTTCTATATCAGAAGTCGCCCGTTTAATAGAACTTGACCTTTAAACTACCGAATATGGAATCAAAGACGGAACCAGGATCGGTAGGCGCCTTTCTGGGGATAATATGCCTGATAGCATTATTTATTTACATCATTTTAACGAACTAAAAATGGCAACTGCAAAAATAGTGATAAGCCCAGCTGAATTTGGACTTGACGAAGCTAAGGGAAAGGAAATCGAATCCGTATTCCTCCCGGTAATAACTGAACGGGATAATCTGCTGGTCGAATATGACGAGATCGCGTCATCAGCCATATCGGAACCGATCACCAAGAAAGCCCGTGAACTTAGGTTGAAACTGGTAAAAGTCCGTACCAACACAGAGAAAGTCCATAAGTCGGCCAAAGCATTCTACCTTGCCGGCGGCAAATTTGTAGATGCCTGGAAAAACCGGAACACTACGTCTATTGAATTAATGGAGGCCGCACTGCTCTCTATCGAAAATCATTACGTGAACATCGAGTTGAAAAGAGTTGCCGATTTAAAGGCGGAGCGAATCAAACTGTTATCGGATGTTTGCGACCATCCGGAGATATTTGTAGTGGAGCTTATGACGGAAGAAGCCTTTGACGATCTTTTAGCTTCCGAATACGCAGCTAAAAAGGCCAGGATCAAAGCGGCGGAGCTGGCAGAAACAAAAAGGTTGGCGGATATTGAAGCTGAGAAGGCTGAGCAGAAAAGGATTCTGGACGAAAACGCGGCGTTGAGAGCAGAGAACAAGCTAAAGGAGGATCAGTTGTTGGCTGAAAAAGAAAAACTTGGCAAGCTGATAAAAGCGCAGGAAAGTCATGCCGCTATGATTGAATCCCCTTCTGCCCCATCGCCGGAAATTTCCGTACAAACTAACTATAACGGAGGCCGTATTCCAGCTTCGTTAAAATCTCAGGTGTTACTGTGGGTATACTCACTGGAAAAACCAAACATCGAGCAGGACAACGAAGCAGTCCGGTTTATCATGTCCAAATTCGAAAGCTTCAAATCATGGGCCATCGCTCAAACCGAAAACATTTAATCTTACGTACCATGGAATTCAAGACAAACAGGCAACAGTTGGACGAGGCCATTAAAGGACTTGAACGGGATCGGTTAGAAATGCTCGGCATGAAGGATGAGGCGCAGGCCGAATATGAATTCGCTATGAGCGTAGTGATATGGCCATCGTACAGCCTGCTAAGGCGCAAAGAGCTCCTGGAGTATCTGACCCGCATATTGACTCATCTGGACGAGCATATGGGTACACTGAGGGGTATTCGTAACACTATGAATATACAGACAGATTTGGAGGCCTCGAAATGAACATGACCAATCTTGAGATATTTCCAATTCCCTATGGCACTCCAGAGTGGTATAAGTTCAGGATGTCAGGAATAGGTGCCAGTGAGATAGGCGTGTTGCTTGGATTGGTTGATAAATACAGCTCTCCAGCTCAGCTATTCCACGAAAAGGTAGGTACGGTATCACCCTGGACAGAAGACAATGAGGCTATGGCTTGGGGTCGCTGGACCGAAGAACTGATAGCTGACTTATGGTCATACTGGGAGGGCGACAACAAATCTTACCTCAACAATAAAACCACCGGTAAATTTATCCGGAAATGCAGAAGGCTCACCGGGTACGTCAGGAATAAAAAATACCCACAACTGTTCGCAAGCCCTGACCGGATCATAAACAAAGAGGGTGGATTTTATTTGGACACTGGAGCTCTGATGACTTCAGAAGGAAACCTGGAAATAAAGACCATTGAAGAGCGATCTGCGGCTATGTGGGAGTCAGGTGTGCCAGTTTATTACATCGCCCAGATAAACCAACAAATGCTTGTCATGGACATGGATTACTCGGAGCTGGCCATACTTGAAAACGGAAGAAGGCTATCTGTTATCCCCATACGAAGAAGCGATGCGTTGTGCCATGAGATCGTCACCACATCAAAGCATTTCTGGGAGAAAAGGGTATTGCCGGCAAAAGAAGCGTTCTTTAAATCGCAGGAGCTGCGTAAAATGGGCCGCGAAGCAGATGCCGAAAAATACGATGCCCTCATCCAGAAACTAGAACCAGACCCAAGCCCTGGGGATGCCTACAAACAGTTTATGTCAGAGCGATATCAGAAGAAGCGCGAGGAGATCGACCTTACGCCTAAAATGAAACTGTACGGCATGATGCACCGGTCTGCGCACCTGATGGCCGAATACTTTACGGCACAAAAGTCACTCGCGGCAAACATTTTAGCAAAGGAGATGGCTAATTACGGCACAGAGTGGGCAAAAACACCTGACGTGGGGTATATACGGTACTTTAAAACTGCCGGCACAAACGTGTTCAGAGTAGATAACCGGCTAAGGCTGGAAAAAAACGAAGACATGTTCGACAGGCTTACCTCCGATATTGATGTGAATTTTTTAAAGTGGAACCCTAAAATAGCCCCGGCTAAGAAAAATGGAAAATAGAATAGTAGTCTTCAAATCACCGGTAAACCCGATGACAAAAGAAATATCGGAAACGGATCTTTTTTCCTACAGGGGAAGATTCCTGACCTGGGGTACAAAAACAGAAATTGCCCACGAATATGGAATAGCTGTAACCAATACGGTCGCAATAGTAGAAGCTGTTGATCTGAACGCCGAAGGATTGTACGAAGTGCTTATGTTTTCACCTGAAGAAATCTGCTTTGAATAATGGAATATCCAAGAGAAAAATTTGCAAGCGAGGAAGAATGGATTTTTAGCTGGTGGCTCAACGAGCTAATAGAAGCAGGCTTTATTGTCGAAGTGGAATACCAGCCAGAACCGTTCCAGTTATCCGAGTCCGTAGTTGCCAGCGCAAAAATGCTCAAAAAGAACAAAGTACAGGTAGTGGAGAAAAAAGTTTTCGCCGAACATATCTACACGCCTGATTGGAGAATAATGTGGTCACAAACAGCGATAGGAGTTTTTGTCACAAGCCTGAACGACATCGCCGACAAGGAAAACAACGTTTACTTCTACAACTGCAAGATGGGAATAGGCTGGCCAGAATCTATCATCGACATCAAGGGATCGTTCAACGGCATGAACAACTCCAGCGCGACAACATTCCCCCTTAACCAAAAGTGGGTGTACAGTAAATATGGGATATATGTGCAAAAAGTCATTCCTTTGTACTATACCAAGACCAAACAGGGAAAGCGGATACCGCATGGGTTATTTGCTGATACCTTTACCCCCAATCGATATCTGGTGCAGAATGAGCGCATCAACGTTAGACGAACTATCCACTATGAACCCAGAACTCTTCAGGAGTACTTAAAATTACGAACATGCCATGGAAACCTGTAACACAGCCATCCAGGTTTGACTTCAAGCTATTCATACACCAGCATGGATTCAGGCCAGACCCCTTGAACAACTTATTGCAGTCAAATGGGGCATACCGAATAACGATCACGCCGAAAGGAGCCACTTCAATAAAAATAACAAAAGGGAAGCCGACCATTTTTAATGGGCTAATGCCAGCTTCGCCAGACCAAGCCCTATTAGTGTTCCAACTTTTAAAAATCATTTAACATGTCCTACCAGGATAGACTTAAGAACTCCCAAAGAGGGGGAAATTTCAGCGACGCTCCTAAACTCACCATCAGCTACTCGATGGATGTCCGCGAGCACACTCAAAAACCAGGCACGATAGCTTTTTCCTTCTGGGATAAAGGCGAAGAAGAGGGTGCCGAAAAGGTGCAAAAGTTCGTATCAAAACCGATTACCGGTGTGTACATGGGGTCCGCTTTCGTTATCAAAGCATTCTCAGATGATATCGGTACCAAAGGCGGCACGTACTATACGTCCTACTACTTCAAAAATACCGACATCGTTACCCTGATGAAACCAGGCCGGGACGGTAGGTCGGAGAAGTGTTTCTCTGGCAACATCGAAGGCGTAAAAAGCTTCCTTGTTAACTCGCGATGCCAACCAAAAGTGATCAGGTGCCTTTATGTCCTTACTAACGCAGGGTTGGTGAAAATTGAAACCAACACGACCATCGCTATCGATCAAATGAACAAGATCGAAAAAGAACTTGCTACCAACAAACTGGTTCTTACTCCTTGTCTTTATGATCCGGAAACCAAGACCATCTCTAAGCGCGGAAAGGAATTCCTGTCCAAACTGGCAGCTAAGAACCCCCCTAAGTATGCAGAACTATCTTTAGGGAGCCCTATTACTGATCAGGAAGCCACAGATTGGAACCTTGACGCAGCGCTGGACGAATACATTGCCTGGAAGGAATTCAAAGAATCGAAGGATAACCAGGGCAAGACTACTGAAACAGACCACCCGGATCCAAGCGTAACACGCCAGGCCGATAAGGAAGGCAATGCCAGCCCTTATCTGAACAACGGGGGCAGACTCGGGATGGCGCAGCAGTCAGCTCCGGAGGAGGAATCGGATCTCCCGTTTTAATCATCTGTAAATCAATTAGTTACAATTCTTAATAACCATTAATACCCTATCAAATGTACCAATGTAAAACAGTGACGTACCCAGGCAACCGGACCGTAGTTCCAGCTAGGGAGAGGATTAAATTTCTCAAAGAAGAAGGTATCGATTACGAACTTTCGACAGACCACGGAGAAGATGCCCATGGCAATCTTATCTGCAAGTGTGAGCTCAAAATCTTCACGCACTACCCAACAGGCCCAACCGTCCGCTCCTTCACCGGCACTTCGGCAGCTCCTCTTACCGAGGAATTCGCCTACGAAACCACGGAAACCAAAGCCATCGGTCGTGCCCTCGCTTCGTTCGGAATAGGTATCGATGACTCGTACGCTTCGGCAGAAGAGTTCGAAGGCACCATGAAAACAAAAGTTATGGACATCGACGCTCTTCCAAAACAGGAAATGAAGGAAGCCATCAACGCTTCTGTTCAACGTGGCGAAACTTTGACCGCAAACGCAACAAAGAGGGTTAGGGGTAAAGCTGCCAAAGAGGAGACTCTTGAACCTGTAATACTGGCGCCTGTCGAAGATGGTCCTGGCGAAGAACAACCAATGGATATCACCGGTGAGCCTATCGTCCATCCAGTAGCGGAAGAGGTTAAACCAGCTGAACTGGAAGTTGACGAACTGCCTGTAAAGCCTATTGTTATCGAAAAGCCAAAACAGGCCAAATTTGAAGACGAGGATTTGCCCCCGGCTAAATCTGCCATAAAGCCATCGGAGAAATTTTCAGAAGCGACACCTGTGGAAATTTCCGGCAACAAGTACGGTATCAAAATTGAGGAGCGAAACGACAAAGGCGTAAGACCCTGGAAGGTCGTGATCCCTATCAACACTGCCATTGAGAAAGCTGGCCTGACGATGGACATGGTAAGTTCGGAAATAAAAAAACTATTTCCGGAGTACGAAAAGTGGGAAGATGAAGATATACTGGGCGGTGCGCTCACCGAGCATCTGCACACGGCTTTGAACAACTGCAAACCGTCCAAATAATCGCTAATTTTGATTCGCTTCTTGCTGTTCTATGTTTCGTGTAAAGTGTGGGGGAAACTCCACACTTTCATTAAACTCTCCCAATGCTAAGCTTTCAGAACTATGGAAATAAAAATAATTGGCGTAAACGTAATCAATGGCGAAAAAGTATTTCACAGAATGCTGGACCCATCAGTTGTGATACCAGATTCATCAGACCGCGAATTACTAACCCCAAAAACGGTTTACTCATACCAGGAGTTTACCGAATTTGAAGAAGAAGAGCAGCGGCTGTTCGATATCCTCCACCCCGATGGATGCCTTGTTTTTCTATCCTATATTGCTGATGTCAAATCCAGCAACGAGCTAAAGAAGATCCAGGCTGATATTACAAAAAGAGTTGAATGCATGTAAGTGGTGCCGGGTAAAATCCGGCACTATTTATTTTATGATTATATTTGCTGAAAATAAAAAGCATGGGAGCGTTTTCAAAAACTTTTGGTTTAGTTCACAATTCGGCAGGCTTGAATTATCAGCCTATTATTGATAAGATCAACGCAATAACTGGTGTTACGGATTTAACATACCCCTCAGCCGCAAGTACATTGAATGTGCAATATGGGGGCGATGCCGGAACTGATGTACTTGTAATGCTAAATCAACTAAGTGGGATACTAAAAGGGTTAACTAACTATACCTCCATTATATCCGCCCTTAATGCCATTGCCGTATCAGTTGGAGGCATTGGGCTGCACGAATCAGATTTAGCAGCTTGGACAGAAATTGAAATACTTATCGCTCCATCTTTACTTTACGATGGAAATTCTGTGTCATATGATGCATTACTACCCGCATCGGCAACAACTGATAGATTATGCATAAGCAACTTAAAGGATACGTTTAGCACATCTGGAAAAGAATTAGTACAATCTGCAAGCCGAACATACCAGCCGCTAAAAACATCCTATGGTGTGTACTTTGACGGAGTATATGCCTATTTAAAATCGGGGGACTTTAATATGCCGCAACCTCTTGATATTTATTTAATAATAAACGTTAAGGTTTGGGTTTTATACCGTCAATTTTTAGCAGGTAAAACAGTCAGTGAGCCATTTATTACAACTCGAAACGTCACACCAAACATCTGGTTAAATGCTGGAACTGCATTAGAAAACACACACCTTCCGCTTAATCAATTTTGTATTTTGAGGTGTCATTTAGCGGGGGCTAATAGTACCGTTCAAATTGATGGAACGACTGTTGTAACCGGAAACGCTGGGACATATGGATTTACGGCAATTGCATTAGGGGCATCATATGTCAATAGCGTACAATCAAATGTTGAAGTTCGCAAATTATTATTTCGCACAAACGGGACAGATAGCGCAGGAACTAAGACCGCAATTTATAATCATTTGGTTAAGCTAAAAAATTACAATCCAAACGGTGATGATATTGTAGTTTTCAGGACTAAAAATATAAAAATATACAAAGAGCGTACACAGGGGATTAAACGCTATACCCTTGTTTTTGTTAACGGTACTTACCGGGTTGGCTGGATCACAGATACAACCACATATGTTTATTCCTCTGATGGTGGTGTTACCTATACCGAGAGCGCACCAAATGCAGACTGGGGGCCAATGGCCTCACTTTATTACTACGTCACCACAAAAGGGACAGCGATAATAATGGACTGCAAGAAAAATAAAGTATGGAGGAGTACAAACAGGGGCGTATCATGGACACAAATAATTGTAAAAGATAAATACGGGGCAGACATGACGTTTCACACGCCAGCAAACGCCCTGTATCCAGGCAATTATTTTGCACCATACTACGAAATTGACGAAAAGACGTATGATGACGACTCAACACTTGCCGCATGGGGAGTGTACGGTAATGCTGATTATTATGGCCAGGGTGCCGGTCCTATTAGTTGTTTTTACACTAAAGACGATTTTGTAAGCATTAAGCAATATTATACGTTTGGTCAACACCTAACGCATAAAGACAATGGGACTATTTATGGCGGGATAACAGGCACTATCTTAGGTGACGCGACTAACCCGCTTGTATGCCGCCATGTACATATCATCAAATACAATCAATATGATGATAGCTGGTATATTTTCACCGGTGACGGAGATAAAAATATATGCCTGAAGTACAATTACGATAAGATCGCGGATGCCTGGACGACTGCAACAATTTTTAATAGTACGTTAGCTAACCAGCAGATTGTTGATATTTATTTCGACGCTGATGGATATGCGTATTTTGGTATTGATAACCCACGAACGGCTATTTACAAAGTCCTCTTGTCAGAGATAAACGATGTTACAAAATACATCTGTCTCAAGGATATATCAGCAGCCGCAACACCTGATTTATTTTACACGATAAAGAAAAAAGGCAATTTGATAATTGCGTTCTCGTTTGCGTTCGGATACATACCGGAAACAAATAATATCTACGTTTCAACAGATAATGGTGTAACGTGGACAGTTAGCAATATATTCACGCCTATGGGGACAACAGGAGCGGTAGCCAATAAAGAGGACTCTAATAATGTTGCAATGCTCAAAAATGGGTATTTCATCAAATTACTTTAATTCACCTTGAGGGGCATTGTGAACCTTTTTGAGGTAATTTCTTTTAGTCAATTATGATACGCAAGACCCCATTGCGCAGAACTCCTCTGCGATCCAAAGCTAATAAATCCCCCAAGCCATCCGGTTTGGGGGATACTAGCGTATCAACCAAGGGTATAAAGTCGCTCACAGGGGCTGAAAACAAGCCGAATATTTCCCTCATCAAGCTTTACGAAGAAATATGGATGGAAAGGGATCATGTAAGCTTTATTTCGGGTGAACGAATCCCTTTCCCTGAACCAAGCAATTTTATGCACGTGCTGGCTAAGGGCCAGAACAAATATCCAAAGTTTAAATTCTACAAAAAGAATATCGTGCTTGGCCTTCCGTACGAGCATTTTTTATACGATGATGGACACCAAGGTTTACGAGACGCATACGCAAAAAAATACCCAGGCTGTTGGGACAACCTGGGTACGTTAAAATTAGAACTCCTCGAAGAGTATTCTACGGTAAGTCAAGCTTAAGCTGCCCTGACTGTTTTCTTTTTACTCCTTTTAGCTTTACGATGGCAAAGTTGGTGAACCCATCGTTAATCAATCGCTTCAGCAGGAACATCAGTTCTGGCGTTCCGAAAGCTTTCGTGTCTACCTGCCTGTTGCGTACATCGGTGGCGGTAACATCATGTGTTGGATTTTGTGTTTTCTTCATAATTCAATTTTTGGGAAATCTTTGTGCGATTTAATGAATTCTTTAATTTCGTCCATAGTCCACAGGTTGAAAGCTTCGATTAAAAACCTTGCTTTGATGGCATCCTCTACGGTTTCTACTTCCATTGCCGAAACCGTAATCTGCTCTTCCTCTTTCAACCTGTAGATAATGGACTGCATTTCATTGTAATTTGCCAGAATGACCCAAACACCTCCTCTGGTCATATAGTGTCTGAGCTTTTTGAACGTGGGGATCATGGGTACAGGTACACTTTTTCAAGCTTGCCGTTCCTCGATTTATACTCTGTGCGTTTGTTGATACGGTACGCACTGTGTTCGAAGAACTCCATGGTATCCGGGACAACGATATAGGCACCCCAGAAGTCAGGCCGTTTTCGTGTATCCCTTGCGGATATCAATCTTGCGATCATTTTTGCTATTAGCTGATATTTAAACGACATGGGCGAGGATTGGTTCGAGCACCAACTTGCCAGCCGGCTAAAGAATGGTCTGGATCTGAAGTAAGCGTCAGAATCAAAGGATGTCGCTTTTTTAGCAGAGCCTTGGATTTTAATCTGACGACCAGCTTTGTCCCAGTAAAAAAGCAGCGTAACATGTGAGTTTTCCGATATCTCTTTTGCTTTCGTTGACCTGTAGTTGGTCACGAACACAAAACCAGCATCGTCATACCACTTCAGCAGCACCACACGGGCAGAAGGCTTGTTGTTGGTACTTGTGGCGAGGATACAGGCGTCAGGCTCCTGTAGGCCATATTTGTGGCGTTGACGGTACCACATTTCGAATTGGGCGATAGGGTCGTTCAGCATTACCAGCGGTATTTCTTCATGAATACCGTACGAATAGCTAAAACCTCTTCTGTGGCAGCGTTGCATTGCGTGATCCCATCTTCTTCTTCAAGTTCACGGGCGATGGTACGCAGGTTTGAAATCGAGATAAGGGCATTTTCGATGTGCTCCTTTGGGTTTAGTTCGGGAACCCTGATCATGGTTTTGCCACAATGGTCCTTCTTTAAGCGGTTGGACGAGGGTACGTCATTGACGACAGCTTCTCCGTTTTCGCATTCCATTTCGTGGAGGATAATTTTGCCATTTATGGACTCTTCATCCCTTAATGGGTGTAGGTCTGCGCCAAAAACGATTGGCTTTCCGCAATACTTGCATGAAACTTGTAACATAATTTAGGTTTAAAAACAGGCAACATGCCTATCTGTGCTACCCCTGGAATCGAACCGGGGAAGAACCATTGTAGCTTTATTCAAGTTCCTTTTTGATAAAGAATTCGTCAATCTCTTCGAAAAGATCCCCGTCCCACTCCCGGCCTTCGTTCTTAGTCTCGAATTCGTCCGTAAGTTCTATTGCTCTGTCGTACATCGCAGCTCTGCCCTGATCCCGGTACAGCGCAGCAGTTTTGGATTTTATCCCGTCAAAATCGTCATGGCCTAGGACTATAGCCATGTTGGTTGAAATTTCGTAGAACGTTTCGATCCACGTACGGAACCCGTTTGGGAACCGTTTTGCTGAGCGCATGGTGATATCGTCCATCACCGGCAATTTGTTGTTTTCCATGGTTTTAAATTTAAGTGAATTGTTTAAGTGAATTGTTTAAGTTATTAAAATTAGTGCCAGCTAAGGAATCGAACCCTAGCTTGTACCGTACTGGCTATTTTGTTTCAAAATAATACTTTCTACCCCATCTGTAAAACGATGACGGAGTTCCCGGCCTTCCCTCCTGCTTCCTTTCGAACAAGTATTCGACATAGGCCTCTTTTAGTAAAAAGGAATCCTGATTTTCGGCCCACCAATCTTTAAACGTAAGGCTTTTTGATCTTCGCGTATTACACATTTTCACCTCCTTCCGTGGAATCATCAAGTATAAACCCAAACACTTCCATTTCACTCATCCCCAGCTCATCCACGGCATAATCCTGAATAGAATCGAGTAGTTCTATGATCCCGTCAATAGCTTCCGTTAAAGGGCTGCCATCAGCCATGTTTGAGTTGGCTAAAAGTTCTTTCTTCTGGTCCCGCAATAAGGCCCAGTCAATCTTTGAAAAATCGTAAGGTTTCATGGTTTTAAAATTTAAGTGATTAATTTGTACCAGCCGGGGGATCGAACCCCGGTGAAACCATTCTGGCCTATTTATTCAAGTCAGCAAAGGTATATTCGCCTGAAGCGATTTTTGCTTTGATCGTTTTGCTGTCCTCGCCCAGAAATAAAAATCTGTGCTTTCTCGTTGTTGTGCTGTAGTCCCAGTATTTTTCATCAAGGACAACGGCCCCGTCCGGTTTGCGCTGGACTATTATCGAATTGTAGGACTGGAGGAATTCGCCCTCGGCTGTGATTATGGACACACAGTTTTTTTGCATTAAAATTACTTTGTTCATGGTTGTTTAATTTAGGTGATTAATTAATAAGTTTGCGCCCCTTCAGGATTCGAACCTGAAGGATTACCAGCTAAGGGGCTTTTAAAAGGGGCTTTTACAAAGTTGCTATTGCGATAATGGATACAAGTATCTCAAATGTCAGAACCCCAATCATGGGCCAGCTTATCGAATAGTCCTTTTCTACGGGATATTGGGGAAAAGTGATCATCGCCTACCTCCCGTGCTTTTGTTGATTCTGGCCCGTCCGTTTTCACGCTGTGCCAGTTCTATTTTTATTTGCTCTTCACTTCTGCCGGGATGAGCTGACAGCGAGGGGTGCCCGGCATGAAGCGGGAAATTTCTGGTATCTTCAGTAACTGAAGGTACATAACAGCGGTTAAATGAATCGTTCATGGTTTTGAAATTTAGTTGTTAAAAATTTGTGCCCCTTCAGGATTCGAACCTGAAGGAATACCAGCTAAGGGGCTAAGGTAACTAAAGAGACTCACGAAGTTTGAGAAGTAAATCAATTGTAGGGTTGTTGGCGATAATCCATTTACGATCTTCGGCTTTTACCCTGCTTTTACCCTCTTTGCGCTTGTACTCTTCGATTAATTCGCTTTCCTCGTTGGCGATGGCAGCATCTACGGCCCGTTTCATTGAAGTTTGGAATTCGTAATTTTCCCACGTCCGGTTTTCGTATTTAGCCTTGGCGGTCCCAACTTTTACAGAGTTTTGGTAAACATCTGAGTGATGTGAAAATCCTGATTTGTTTTTCCTGAATTCGTTTACAAAGGTGAATTCTGTTCCTTTTACGGTCATTTTCTTGATTGTGCTCATGGTAATTTATGTTTACTTGGTTTTGTGCCAGCCGGGGAATCGAACCCCGGTGAAACCATTATGGCTAGTATTGTTTTTTAACGTACATCTTCACTTTTTCGCCTTTTTTGTTGATCGTGAAGTAATACACGCCTCCACGGGCACCTTCATAAAAATCAACCCCGTCCACGGTCATTAAGACCTTATCAGCCTGTTTGTTGGCCTTTTTGGCTGCAACTACCTTACCGTCTACTAAAGTGTAGCTACAGGGCTTTGTTTGTGGTCTGGTGGGCTGATTTTGGCTGAATGCTGACAAGGATACCAGCATAATACATGCAATTAACAACTTTTTCATGTTTGGTTAGTTTAAATTGTTTTTGTTCCAGTTCAAAAATGCAACAACGTTTTCCCATATGTTCTGAATATTGGAGTATCCGCCACGCTCTTCAAGCTCATCGTGTTGGCCTTCATTACACCAGTACGAAGTACTTTCCTCCATTACCAGAGTCCAGCCCGTTCGTTCGCCTATGTTCAATAGTACTGGCATTAACCAATCCCATGAAGTGGGATATTTGGCTATTGACGCAAATCCGGAAATTGCGGCCCCGGGTGTATCTTCTGTGCATGTGCAGTGGTCCTTTGCCAGCGAAAATCTGCCGTAACAGGATACAGGTTTTAGGCCCATAAAGTTAATGATCAATTTGTTACCTTCAATTTTGTTTGTCTCCATGGTAATTTAAGTTAGATTGTTAGCTAATTGTAATTAATTGCACCCCTGAATAGTTGCGAGCTATTTTAAATAACGCTACAGGGGTATTGAGTTAAACTTGTTGGTAAATTGTTTCTCCGTTCGAAAACGTTGCAACCCGTACCAATGGAGTACTAATTTCGGTGAAAATCCGTTCAATCTCATCAATTAACGTATCCTTTGTTTTTAGCGCCCACTTATACGCTTTCGGTGCAATTATCTTTGCCAGCCCTCCCTTCATATTGTAGTAAGTTTCGGCCTTGTCTACAAACTCCTCTTTAAATTCGTACCCGTCCATCTCGTATCCGTCAATTTTGATCAAACAATTCCAGTCTAAATTTGCCCCCTCGTAATACCCGTTTCTTTTTATGGCCTGAATTTCGACCTTTATCTCCAGCCCTCCATATGTTTTTCGGCTGGAAAGTTCGCCTAAAATTACACCCTCAAAATTACGGTTACTGTTTGGTTCCCACATTGGAGTTTTCGGCACGCATGGATTAAACTTGCTTTCGTTCAATTTCTCAGCGAAAAAGCTTAAAAAATTATCAAGATCCCATTCCTGTGCGGATACCGTTTCAGTTTCTTCTGTTTCGTTCCCGTTTTCGTCTGTTTTGAATTGTTCATAATCCATTAGCACAGCGAAAACTTTACTTGCATTCTTGTTATAAAAATTTGAAGTTCCCATAATGATTAAATTTAAGTTGTTTGCACCCTGCCGGGAATTCGAATCCCGGCTTGTACCATACAGGGTTATCGGTTAATTTTTAGGGTATTGTGAATGCTGCTTTCCGCAAACGTGATACAATTTTACCTGATTATTTACCGGGAATTCTGGCCCTTTGTCCTCCCGGCTGAATCCGTTTATGCACGTTGAAAACAACCAGTTTATGTTTAGTGCATTACGGTACTGACGTAAGTTAATACGCTGGTTTACGCTCAAATTAAAGTACGCGTAATAAGAAGACCTGATTTTTTTGTTTTCCTGCAATTTTGTAGGGAGTATTTTTTTTGGTATCCAGTTGTAGTTAATACCGTTTTCGACATATTGCTTCACAATTCGTGAATCTAATATGGCCAGCCTAATTATGTCGGCTTGTTTGGGTGTAATGTCGGCTTCTTTTTTTACCACTGCGAAGCTAAAACAGTCCTGAAAAGTTATTACATATTTCATGGTAATTTGTGTTAATTGGTTAAAATTTGTGTTACAACCTATTGTGCCAGCCGGGGTAACGGTCCCCGGTTAATACCATAACTGGCTATTAATCTGTAAGTTCAAAAAAATTCTGATTCCATTATTGCAGTGGTGCAAGCTTCGTACAATTCGTTCAAGTGGTGATCAATTGAAAAATCTAGGTCAATTTCTACAGAAACAAAGGCTATTTTATCACTATTGACCTGTGCTTCAGTTAAACTGTTATGCTGAGCAATAAACGAATTTCCCCTGATCGAGATATCGAATGTTAAAAAATCCCCCTCGTTCGTTAGCTTGTTTGTTACTGGTATTTCAAATAATTTCATTAAATTAATTGCATTCCATTCTGCGGTAAATTGTTCTAAAGTTTTCATGGTTATTTGTTTTAAATTGTTAGCTAAAGGAAATTATTTTTGCACCTGTATATGTATTCGATACTACAGCCATATTTCAACTGTATACAGGTAGAATTCTACAACAAACTGAATTCTGGATAACTTATTTCAACTGCTATGCAGTCCTGAAGGAGGTTACTTTTTAGCCAATTGCAAACATTCTGCACTGGAAAACTATCGTTAATAACGATTATTTGCAGTGATTTTTCTGGTTTACCTTCCCAATATCCGGTACAATCAACAAGCGTGTAGGCTGGAATACCTTCAACGTCCATTATCAATTTTATGGTTTCGATAACGGTTTCGCGTTCTATCGGTGCAAAATTACCTGTCTCGTTAGCTGTCAGGCCAACTGTTAAAATAGTTTTTCTCATGGCATTTAGATTTAAATTGTTAGTTTTTAGTTAGTTACATTTGTGGTGCCTGAATTGTGATTCGATCACTACAGCCTTAATATGCTGTAATTCAGGCAGTTTAATCATTAAACTACCTTTTCTGCCCTATCTAATAACCGCACGACCAGCTAAAAGATATTAATATGCATTAATGTTAATTTGCACACTGTAGACAAATTGATCATTAACTTTATGGGCCTAAAACCTGTATCCTGTTACGGCAGATTTTCGCTGGCAAAGGACCACTGCACATGCACA